ATGAAGAAAAGTATTCTCTCCCTGCTGTTACTTACCTGTTCCGCCGCCGCGCTGGCAGCCCCGAAAGTGATCACGGTAAGCCGTTTTGAAGTCGGAAAAGATAACTGGGCCTTTAACCGCGAGGAGGTGATGTTAACCTGCCGTCCGGGACATGCGCTCTTTGCGATTAATCCGTCGACGCTGGTGCAGTATCCGCTGAACGAGGCGGCACAAAAGCAGGTCGACAGCGGTCAGGCGCAGGGTACGTCCATCAGTGTGATCCAGGTCGATAATCCGCACAAAAGCGGTGAAAAAATGAGCCTCGCTCCGTTTATCGAGCGTGCTGAAAAGCTCTGCTAAATACCAAAAATATCTTTCTGATTTCCAATAAAAAAACCGCAGCCCTCATACTGAAGTGCTGCGGTTTTTTGCTTTTCGGCTGCGACCTTAACCGGATTTTCCAGACCACTCCTGCGGCAGACTGGAAAAGCTGGCGCTGTCATCTATTCTTAAAGTGCCAGGCGTAGTTTGCCTGCATTAATGCCAACTTTTAGCGCACGGCTCTCTCCCAAGAGCCATTTCCCTGGACCGAATACAGGAATCGTATTCGGTCTTTTTTTATTTCTTTGATATATAACGAGATTTTTTGGTGATACCCGAAATTCCCCGAAATTTACCCGAAATTTCTATATCCTGTCTAAACCATAACATGCTCTGCACCACGTGCGTCCAGATATTTTTTGGTCATTGTTAAATTTTTATGGCCCAGTAATCGCTGTGAAAAATCCTCTCCCCGTTCCTTTTCGTAAAGTCTGCTCGCAAGACTTCTGATCTCATGGAAAGGTGGGGGATTTGGACCAAAATTCAAGCCTGTTGAATCCCGCACTTCCGAAAATGCCTGAGTTAATCCGTCTGGGGTCAATGGCCCTGGCCTTCTCCCGCCTCGCCTGACTGACGAATACAGCATGAAGTCAGACGGGTTATTTATTCTGCATCGGTCGATAATATCCTGCAACACGAGACCTGCGGACTCAAGCCTGAGATCAAGCGGGAGCGCCAGTTTGTGCCCCGTTTTCTCCTGGGTAATGAATAGCCTACCATCCCTGACATCACTGAATCGAAACAGCGATATGTCCTCGCGCCGTTGCCCAGTCACTAGGGCAAGATCGCATGCGTTCGGTAACCAAAGAGAATGTTCTGCCGCGGCTGTGCGGATTATCTGATATTGCTCCAGCAGTAAACGCTCGCGTTTAACCTTCGGCGTCGGTGTTCTTGTTGGCTCAGCCGGGTTCCTTTCTATATGCCCTTCCACTATTGCCTCCCTGAAAATGTCCAGCAAAACTGAACGAAGACCGGCGGCCATGCTTTTCTTGTCACAGAGAATATACGCTTCAAGAAAGGACGAAATGTCTTTTGTAGTGACTGACGACAATGGCATCTTACCGAATTCGTCTCTGATAGTGGCAATCTGGTTTCGCCTGACCTTCATTGTGTTGGGCTTCAACTCTCGACGTTCCAGAATGACCTCGTAGCGGTCCAGCCATGCTTTGACTGTAAAGGTTGGTGTCTCCTTTATACGGTCCAGCAGCGCTGAGGGAAGGTAATTCTGATCAATGTAGTTGTTGGCTTCGATTGCCTGTGAGATGGCATCCTTTCTGTCGATCCGGCCAAGAGAGATCTCTTGACCGGTAATCGGGTTTCGCCAGCTATACAGCCTGTCTCTTTTGCGATAGGTCAGGTTACGGGGCAGGTTAGCGTCGTAACGAACTGGCCTTTTCGCCATGAGTCAGTCTCTCCAGTAAGGTTCCGCCAGCAGGCAGCGTCATGTGTTTCGGTTTTTGCCGCAGGTTCTTTTTGCTAGGATCCACATACGTGGCGCCAGGCTGCACCTGGTATTCTCTTCCGTGCAGTTCGGGGGCAGGGTAAATGCGGCCCTCTCGTGCCCAGCGGCGAAGAGTAGAAAGGGAAGGCGGCTTTGAATAAATCTCTTCTGCCCATTCCTGTAAATTAAGAAGCTTGGCCATATAATCTCCTGCTTCCGACAACTCATTATAAAGTCGACGGAATAATGTTTGTGATATTTCAATATCAGGCGATCTGCCCGGGTAAGGATCGCAGGCGGCGCATGCCGGTCATCGCTGTGGCCACGTAGCTCGCCTTACGGTTCACCACCTCCACCCAGACCTTCACGCCTTCCACACGTACTGTATACGTCTCTTTCATCCGGCTGCGCCCGTAATCGCCGTAGCGTTCTGCGTGGGCCGCCAGGGCGATGTCGCAGGCCTTTCGCGCCAGCGGTGAATGTATGCTGCGGTTAATCAGTCGCATGATCGCACCCTGTAATTAACCAAGTAGATGATTTGAACATCAGTACTCTCCCCAGCTATAGGTTGAAGCTACTGGTCCAGGAACTGATGCAGCGAGAAATCCCGCATCATCCGGTAGTTTTTCAACTGTGCAGCGATACCCGCCGGTAATCATTCCGGCTTCACGCATACCGAAAAGGCACATCTGCACTGTCTCAGCGGTAAGCTGGACTTTTTCCAGTTGATACATCTTCCGGTACACAAAGGCGCGAAGCGCCTCTTCGCGGGTATAGTGATAACGGGAGCGGTCAGCCCCTTTCAGGCAACGCTTAACGTGGTATTTTTGATTCTCCCTGCGTCCACCGGTGCGGTACTTCACTAACTGTTCAAACGTCATGTTGGGCATATCTTCGACGTGCCAAAAGGTCTTTTCGGTTTCACGGATAATCACTCGCTTCCACAGACTAACGGTCGGTCTCCCTTCGCTGTCATGCCCGTCGAAATAGCGGTAACAATATTTTTTGCCTTCAGTAATTTTCGTCATCTCATTGCCGGGAGGGCGAACCCTCCCGCCTCCCTTAGGCCACGTATTCCGGTTTCATATCCAGCAGCGTGATGCTGTACTGATCGTGCAACTCATCGCCCAGGTGACGTCTGGCTGACGCCAGCACACGCTCGGCTTCCCCGAAGCGTTCGGTGGCGTCCGGCTCGCCGGGTTGTGGCAGGGAGTTGATTGCTGCCTCGACTCTGTTGCGGGCATCCACCAGGTAATAACGCTTCACCGCTTTGTTCTTCAGTTCGGTAAACAGAGCGGATCCCAGTGTTGCTTTGGCGCTTTCAATGTCGGCACGTACGGCTTTGGCACTGTCCACATCTTCAGCTGCATCGATACGGTCCCTGAATTCGTCCGCCAGGCCATCAATATTCACTGCTGATGCCTGCGCACTTTGCGTGGTTGTTACGCTGTCACCTTTAATATCTGCCAGGCTCACGCGCTGGGCTGGTGCCGGGTTAATTTCCTTCTCAGTACGTTGCTCCACTTCATCCGGGGTATACACGCCGAGCACGACTGCAGGGCAGTACAGGCGCGCCCAGTATTTGAGGGCCAGATACGCGATCTGCTGTTTAGGGTTCGAAATCCACAGCGGAGAGTTACGCGTAATGACGCTGGACAGAAATACCGGTTCGCCCCAGGTGATCTCACTCTCACCGCGAATGACGGCTCCTACACGAACTGACAGGCCTTGCTCGTCTGCACTGGTCCAGCCGCGTACCATTTCTTTTTTGTCGTACGTCCCGCCGCCTTTCGCTGGCTTTTTAACGATCTCCTCGCGGCTGCTGGCGCATTTTGACCAGTCACCTTCGTACTCATAGTGAAAGCGGCCAACGATGGCGTTAGAACTGGAGATCACCGCGTTTACCAGCTGCGCTTCGTAGCCAAGCACACCGTTTACCAGGTGCGTTTTCTGCGCCACTGCGTAAGGGTTCATGCCCCACTGCATGGCCTGCATGACGATCGCCATGCAGTCGGCTGGATTGCCGCGAAGATGCTCAGGAACGGTGACGGCAGATTGCGCCATTAATCCGGCGAACGCCTGGAGTTGTCCCAGCGCCTGCACGTTAAAAATGGAGTTAGTTGCAGATATAGTGTTTGGAGCCTGCTGCTCTGCGGTTACGATATTCATGTTTTCCATCGTTATTCCCCTTATGCCTGAGTGCGCAGCGCTTCAAGGCGGCGCAGGTCAAAATCGTTCAGTTCGTCGGTATAGTCTTCGGTGATCGGCGCTGGCCACACGCCAGTGTCGAAAGCGTTAGCGATGCGCTTCATGGTCTGGCGATACTCGAGCATGCCCAGCTCAATCAGCTCTTCGCTGGCCTCAACGATGGCGATCCAGTGATAACCCTCGTCTTTGTTAACGAAAATCCAGAAGAACTGATCGAGCGCCGCGGTGCTCATATACATGGCAGCGCTGAGGTGATAATCACGGTCAATAATTTCGCGGTGCAGGCGCGCGCGCAGTCCGGACTGCTTCACGTTCCACATGCTGATGGTTTTAAGGTCGGCTCCGACACGAACACCGTCGATGTCGATTTCCAGATCCGGGCGCACACGGATTTCCAGACCTGTCTCTTCGTCGATACCGAAATAGCTCGTCTCTACAGCGCGATCAGGGTGCAACAGCAGTTTCCCGGCGGTAGGGTGCTCGTGCAGCGCTTTCTGAATGGCCAGCGCCGTTTGCATCTGCTGCTGGGTAACCAGAATCTTATCGCCCGGGTTCTCGCGCCACGCATCCAGCAGTTCGTCAGCGAATACCGCATCCGGCTTAACGGACTTCACCGCCTGGATCATTTCCGCTTTGGTGCCGGACACTTTCAGCGGTGATGTTTTTTGGGCTTCCTGCGCCACCAGTTCAGGGTTGATGATTGCCAGCTGCTCAAGAAGCGCATCACGGCTGCCGCTTGTTTTCACCGGCGCGGGCAGGGTGGCGTTGTACTCTTTGATGCAGGCTTTCATGGCTGCAGCTGTCTGCTTCTGATCCGCCTCAATGCGCTGATACTCCGCTGGCAAAGCCATATAACTCTGCGCCGTTTCCTCCAGGCTGGCGCCCAGCGGCAGTTGCGCGGGCAGGGTGGCATTGTGCTCTTCCAGCAGCGCTTTGATCTCATCAGCACTTAGTAGCGCCGGGAGGCTGGTATTATGCGCATCAATAAATTCGCGCAGAGTAGCGGTGGTGGTGAATGCCCCTTCCGGGATCACCGGCTCCACGCTGAACTCCTCATAGAGGTTTTCCGGCTGCAGCGCCAGCGCATGCACCAGGTTACCCATATCCAGCACTTTAGACGGGGCGCGCGGTATGGTTTTGGCGACATGGCGCGCGTTGAAGTACATCAGGCTGACCCGGGCATCTTTCACCTGAGTGGAGCTGATCCCATTCGCCGCGTGATAAATATCATTCGGAAGGCCTTCATAGCGACCCGGTTCAAAGTATGCCGGGTATTCGACTACTGGTTCGGCATGCTGCGCTTCTGGCTCGATTTGTGCCTGTTCTGGCTCGACTTGGTTTAATGGGTCGCTGTTTTGGCTTACATCAGCCTGATCCTGGTTCGTGAGCCCAGGGGCTGCTGCAGCCAGAGTTTCTCCCGGCGCTACGGTATCTGTCTCCGGATCAGCTGCATCAACGCTTTCGCCTGCTGATACCGCATCGTTAACTTCGCCTTCGGCGCGCTCAGTCTCTTCCATCTGCACATCACTGGTGATCTCCGTTACTGTTTCCGTTTTTTCGACTTCATTTGAGGGGGTTTTGATGACCGGGTTTCCATTTGTGCCCAGCAAACTATCGATGGAGAACATGCCACCGCCGAGGTTTTCCACGCGCGGCTGCTCTGTCTTTTCGGCGTCAACATTTTCAGATTCAGTTGCCGGAACTGGCAGCGGTAACAGTTCTGTTGCTGCGTTAAACTCAGCCGTCATCGTCCGGTTAACGAATTCCAGATGCGCAACTGGCGTCAGGTGAATATTTTCCGGCGCAATGCGTACCAGGTTGAAAATAGCCGTACGGTTTACAGCCAGAACGCCAGGCTGATTACGCAGGATAGAACTCCACGATTTCCAGGGTTCTTCTTTGTTTGAGACAATCTCCTTCGCACGGCGGAGGATGCTGCCCGGGATTTCAAAGTGGTTAAAATCCATCGGCAGCAGGGCGCAGGCGATCTCCAGATCGAGAGTGTCGAGTGTGTGATGGGCGTCAGCACCACGATCTGTTACACGGGAACTGTCTGCACAGGTACCGGCATCATTACGCTGTACAATGCTGATGTTGTTCCCGGCAGCCCATTCGCGAACCAGAATGCCGCGATCAATATAATGGGTGGCAGCCCAGATTCTGGTGAAGCGAAGGACCAGAGAAAGCTCATGGCGTTTATCCATGCTGAATACTTTTTTGATGGCATCGGTGTAGCGCCACAGGTCTTTGGTGTCGTAGGCTTTGACTTCTTCACAGTTTTCCGCCGCCAGCAGCAGAGTCTGGACATAGCCATTATCGGCATCGGTATCCATTTCCAGCGCGGCGATCCCGGCATGTTCACTGCGGGTCAGGTGATGGCGGATCGCATCGGATGTTAACTGAGAAAGCAGGCGCTTACGGAACGGCATAGTGCAGATGGGATAAAGCGTATCTTCATCATCGTGCTCGTGAATTGTAAGGCCGTTCTCAATCCGGACGGCGGGTACCTCAGATTTGGCCGGGAGCTTTCCACTCTTCCAGTCTTCAACCAGCTGATTACGATCGCCAGCTTCAGCCTTGATCCAGCCCGACATGAAGGCGGTCAGTAGCGCTGTTTCGTGTTCTTTGCCCTGAGGGAAAACTTCTTTGATGGCCTGCACCAGCTTCCACTCAGCATGCAGACTGAGATCGCGGATATCAGGAACGTCATTTTTGGCCTTCAGGAGGCACTGGAAGTAAACATTTCCCTCATCGGTCGCGAGTTCGTTGGCGACGATCAGCTGCTCCTGGCTGATTTCAGAAAGGTATTTGTCACCCAACTGGTGGACGGCGAAGCGGACAGCCGGGGTGCGATTTTCAAGCAGGGAGGTGTTGCCCGCATCTGCGTTATCAGTGGCGGTTACCACCGCGGCCGGCTGATTCTCATCGCTGGTGGCACTGTCCGGGGTGTTGGTGGTTTTGCTCTGGGACGCGGCGCCGGGGATCACGTTCCAGGTACGCTGGTCGTCGGCCAACTGATAGCGCTTACAGAACTCGAAGCAGACGACACCTTCTGCCGGCAGATCATCCACTACAGGAAAATCGGTACGTACAGGTTTTGAGTAATCCTTTCCGCGGCCTGTTTCGATTTCAGCGTCTTCCAGAGCAACATCCAGCTGCAGGCTGGCACGGGCTTCGGTTTTCGCAGTGAACCAGACCACTGCATCTTGTTTGCCGGATTTCTGAGTGGCCTTAACCACATAAAAGAATTCCATGTGAGATCCTCATTTTGGTGTAATATCCCAGGCGGCTTTTCTAACCGCCTGAGGTTATTTAGCTAAAGTCCGGTTCGCTTTGGTCGGTGGTACCGGACGGGGAGGCCCACCTTGTGTGGGCTTTCGCTTAATGGATGGTCTTGAAAATACGACCCGCGAAATCCTGCTTGTAACGGCGGTAGTCGCCGAAACCCGCTTTATCGCCGGTGGAGATGTTGGCTGAAAGAAGGGAAAGCTCAGTCACGGCGCAATGAGGGCAGTCGAACTCACCCAGGATGTAGCCACCATCGAGCACGACAGTGGTTGCGCCGCTTGAGGTGGAGTGAATAACGCCAGAGAATTTCTCATCGCAGTTAAAAAGCGCGATCTCTTTGTTAATTGCCTTGATGTTTAAATTAACGGTAATGACTTTCATAATTTCTCCGTATGCCAGATTTTGGTTGTAAGAATCCCCGCCCAAATAACGGGCGTTTCGTTTAATGCGATATTTCAGAAGTTAAATCAGGCTTCGTGGGCCATCTGATCGTGCGAGGCGCAACGCGCAGAACAGTAATCCCGATCTTCGCGCGCCAGCTGCGCGCCGCGGATAAAGAGCAATTTGTTTTTCACTTCCTTCCCTTGCTCAATTGGCTTGCGGCAGTACGCGCATTTCTTCTCTTGCATGACCCCCTCCGTTAATGGCTCAGGCCATTCCCCATGCCATTAAGAAAAACTTCGACCAGCAGATCGGTTGTGTAAGTGCGCTCAATGCCGCGGTGCAGATAGAGTTTGCCGCGCTTGTTGGCGGATGCCGTCCAGGTGCTGTCTTTGTGCTTTACGAGCATGCCGGGCAGAACTGCGCCGCGGTTGACCGTCTGGGTGCCATAGTGCTGATGAACCATCATGATTCCCTCTCTTTTGCCCTTGTCGCCAGGCTGGCGGAACATTTCTTAAACCTGACAACGCTGCGCTTGTTGTCGATGCAATGAAGCCTACAACTTATAGTTTCGCATGTAAAGGCAAAGAAACAAAAAGTTTCGTTCAAGGATAAAAAAAGACACCTCAGGTGGGTGCCTCATTATGGTGAGAAACTATGGCTTGTTATTTATGCTGATTGTGGATGATGTCAAACACATCACTTTTGAGAAGATCAATTTCGTGTAACACGGACTTTGTATGCAATATCAGGCGCAGCTTTTCTGCCTCAGGCAACTGGTTAAAGAGGGACAATAAAGCCTCTTCTTTTTCGTCAAGCTCTCTGCGTGTGCTGGTGGTTAGCAAGACATTCTCTGCATCCCCATCCTCATCCATAAAGAACCAGTGCTCGGGCTTACGGGAAACAGCTGCAAGGCGTTTCAGGCGCTCGCCACTGGCCACTGTTTTTCCCTTTGACCAGTTTTGGACGGCCGTATGGGAGAGCATGACCTGTTTTGCGAGATCGGCCATATTCCAGCCATTTTCGGTCATGACCTGTTTGATTCTTTTTGCGAATACGGGATGAGAGACTTTATTCATATTGTTATTTTACAACCTTTGGTTTCGTCTAGCACTCCAACTATTTGTTTCGTTTCTCTTGCAACTTAAAGTTTCGTTGAGTATCCTCATGTCATTCCACTGATAGGAGGCCTAATGAACAAATCACTTAAAGAAAAAATCACTAATACCATGTCGCGTGTCGACATTGGTGCGCAGCTTGGCATTTCATCTCAGGCAGTAAGCAAATGGATGAGCCAAGGGAAAGTCCCTGCGGGACGTGTTGTCCCTCTTTGCAAAGTCCTCAACTGGGCTGTAACGCCCCACGAAATTGATCCAGGTGCCTACCCAAACCCAACCGATGGTTTACCGCGTCAGGAGCACTAATCATGCAAACACTTTCTTTTCAACAGAATAACAGAGCGACAGCAGAGCGCCTGACATTCCAGTTTCAACAGGAGGAGAAGGATAACCAAAAGATTGATCACCGGGCCATCTGCTCTGCCGTTCGCGCCTGGGCGGCGGCACAAGGGCGGGTGGCTGTAGCCATGGCAATCAAAGAGGCGGTTGAAGAGGCGGGGCTGGAAGGTATCGACACAAGCGGCAATGCCGATGTCTGGAATGTGAAGCTGTTTCGTTGGCTGGATAACAAGGAGAAGTCTCCAGTATACCGGGCGAACGTCGAGCTGCTGGAGCCGATCATCCTTTCAGTGTTACCGCTGGCGTACCGGGATCGCGTAGTTAAAAGCGACTGCGCCTCTGTGCGCATAGCCACAGCGGTTAAAGAGGATGCTGAAGCCATCCAGGCTGTGATTTTAAAAGCGCCCAAGAACGAGCGCCTGAAGGAGATCAGCGAAAGCATCGTGGCGAGGTTCTTCCTGGATGGACCGGATTCGGTAGCACCGCTTATGGCGATGGTTACAACGATGCTGGGGGCTGTATGACAGCGTTAAAAATGGCGAAAGCCGCGGTGCGCGAACACCAACGGCTTTCTGGTGCAAAAACGGTAGGTAATTGCGGAGATAAGTATGTCAAATACCGCTGAAGTTATCAAATTCCCCATGAAAACCGAGCAAGCAGGAGGTCATATGGCCGACCTGTCCAACGGGTATACCCGGATCGCAAACGAAATTCAGAAGCTAAAACCGCGCCTGCGCATGTCGGGGCGTGAATGGCAGTGTCTGGAAGCGGTGATCTGGCTGACCTACGGATGGAACAAAAAACAGGACCGGGTTACCAACACCGTCATCGCCGGGCTTACAGGGCTGGCTGATACGCATGTTTCTGATGCGATCAGTTCCCTGGCAGAGCGTGGAATTATTTTCAGTCACAAGCAGGGCGTGATGAAAATTGTCGGTATAAATACTGACCTTTCAGCCTGGATTTTGGACAAACCGAAAACGGGAAAAACCTTCCCGAAAACGGGAAAAACCTTCCCGGAAACGGTAGCCACCCAAGACTATAACAATAACAATATTAAAAGATCATCGTCAGAGAATTCTGGCGAATCCTCCGACGACCGCCTGGCCAAGTTTTTATCAGCTCACCCTGAAGCGGTTATTTACACCCCCAACTTCACCAAGTGGGGCAGTTTGGCTGACCAGCAATGCGCCGAGTGGATCCTCGCTCTGCTCGAAAAAGTTAAACCCTTCTCGAAGAAACCCGTTATGGCCGCCTGGGCGAACGATGTGCGCCTGATGCGGGAACTCGACGGGCGAAGCCATCGTGAAATCTGCGAGCTATTCCAGTGGGCCAGCAAAGACGCGTTCTGGCACGCCAATATCCTCTCTCCTGCAAAGCTGCGCGCAAAGTGGGACACGCTGAGCCTCCAGCGAGACGCTGCGGGCCGCAAGTCCGTCAAAGACACACCGGCCAGTGACGCGCACTGGAACAGCCCTGAAGCCTGGAAGGATTTCATATGAACCATGAATTGTTTCAGGCAGTACAGAGCCGCGACGGTGAAAAGCTGGCGCGTATGGCGGGCAGCAGCCGTGAGCAGGCCAAGGTAATCAACAGCGATGCTGAGCGCCTGGTGGATCTCCTGTTCAGCCAGCTCAAGCAGGTATTCCCGGCGTCAACGCAGACCAACCTGCGCAGCGAAGCGGATGAGCGAACGGCCAAACAGCAGTGGATCGCCACGTTCGCTGAAAACGGCATCCGCAGCCGCGAGCAGCTGGTGGCCGGGATGCAGAAAGCGCGCGCCAGCGTCTCACCGTTCTGGCCATCACCGGGGCAGTTCGTCGCCTGGTGCCGTGAGGGCAAGGGCCTGCTCGGTGTGAGCCCTGCGGACGTTATGACTGAGTTCTGGAAGTGGCGGAAGCTCGTTTTCAAATACCCCACCAGTGAGCAATACCCGTGGACTCAACCACTGCTGTATCACATCTGCCTGGAGCTGCGCCGCCGGGGCGTTGACCGCCAGATGAACGAGAAAGAGCTGCTCAGCGAAGCCGGGCATCTGCTGGCGCACTGGGAAAAGCGCGTTGCCGAAGGTAAGCCGATCCCGCCTGTTCGCCGCGCACTTGCAGCACCGAACCAGGACCGGGGACCTACGCCAGCAGAGATCCTGATGGCTGAATACAAAAAACGCAAAGAAGCAGGACTGATTTAACAGGAGAAGTCATGGAAACCGTAACTCAAGCACTGGAAAAAATGGGCCGGGCGACATACCGCGAAGTGGCTGCCCGTCTGGATATCGAGCCTGTGGAAGCACTGAACATGCTGCGCGAACAGCGCGAGCAGGGCATGTGTGATTTCTCTGATGGCGGCTGGTTTGTTGGAAAGCTGAAGGATCAGAAGAAAAGGCCTATGCCTGCTCCGGCGCCGGCGGCTGCTAAAGCACCACTGCGCGGCGAAGAACCGAAGGCGATCAGCATCGAGGATATCACCCGCCTGCTGGCGCAACGCGGCGCCATGGATACGGTGGCAATCGCCAGGGATTTTGGACGAAACGCACGCGGTATCACCGCATGGATGGGTTCACTGGCCCGTCAGGGTATCGTCGTGAAGAACGGGCAGGGCAAAGGCGTCACATGGTCGCTGCCAGCGGCGCGAGCGGTAATCGCTGAGGAACCAGCGGTGCCACTTGCGTCAGTAAAGCTCGCAGTAACCGCAGTGGAAGAGCAGGTTCAGCCGAATGATGTTGCGCAGATTGTCAGTGAGATCCCCTCGTTCACCGAAGGGCGTGACGTGGCCGTGACCATGCCGACGGTTCGTGTTATCTCCCGCGAAATTCGCCGCACCAAAAACAAGCTGGAGCAGTTGACAAAACTACAGGCCGCCGTGCGCACCGTTACCCGCCATAAAAACCTTGTGCAGCAACTGTTGAATCGGGAGGCGACCAATGGCAAGGCCTAAGACACATAAAGAACGCGCCCTGCTTATCGCCTGGATCATTGAGATGGTGAAAAAGTATGGCCACGCAACGACCAGAGATATTGCTGCCATGTTCGGCTTGCACCGCAACACCGCCGAGAAGTACATCCGGGTTGCCATAAAACAGGGCTCACTTATCCGGCACGGGCGCTGTGGCATCTTCCGCGACGAACGCGCGGTCATCGACTTTGATCTGGAACGTTATACGCATCGGGGAACATCAAAATGAATGATTCACTGAACAACAAAGAGCTGGTGGCGGCTGGCCACGAGTTCGCGAAGGCGCTGAGCAGCGACACGCCGATCATCGATATCGCGAAGATTCTGTCGCGCCTCGCCGAACGGCTGGACTGCACCACCGCGGCGCTGCGAGCAACGCAGGCAGAGCGCGACCAGCTGGCTGCTGAGTGTGCGGCGCTGAAGTCTGCATTTAACCCTGATCGCTTACCAGAAGACGCAATTGAGATTCTAGGCGAAACCGCGAAGTTCGACCATGACAGCAATGAATCAGGGGAGTGGTTCTGGGTGGATAACGAGGATGAAGTCATTCGGGCTGTGCTGGACGTCATCCGCAATGGCATCGAAACACCCGCGACGGATCGCTTCCTCGCCGAGCAGCGGGCGCAGGCCCACAAAGAGGGGGCGCATTTCGTCGCCAATCGAATGCTGGCCGCATGGGAGGCTGGTTTCATTGACGATACAGCAAAGAATGCCGCCGACATTGCACGCATGATCCTCACGTCTACAGAGTTTATGGCTGATGCGCCAGAGGGTGATTTTGACCGTTCATTTGCTGACGGAGTTCTTGAAGACATCGCCGCCCAGCTGCGCAACGAGGTGAAGGTATGAGCCGTCATTCGAACACAACAGCGCGCCTCGAAAAAAAGGTTTCAAAAACCTGTAAAGAGCTGCTGCTGGCGTTATTCCCCAGCCTAAGAGGCAATGAGTTTTCTATCGAGAGCGACAGCTTCCGTTCATATCGCGACACCGTTTGGCACGATCAGCATGTCGTCTGGTTCGGTCCTGACCACTACGGCGAGAGCGACTATCAGGACTGTGAATGGCTGCTTTACTCCTGGCTCATCGACAACACGACGGACTGGGAAGGAATGTCAAAAGCTGAGGAAGAAAACGACTGGCAGGCAGGAACCAACCTTGAGCCGTTTTATTCACCCTGGCGCGGCGCTTCTCGCGCTGAAATCATCAGCCACTGCCGTGACCTGGTAAAAGCTGGCGTGACACTTGAGAGGATGCGCTGATATGAGCATGAATAACATCAACGAACTGACGGCGAAGCTGAAAGCGGCAGCGCAAAAGGCAACTCCGGGACGCATCGGGGATCGTATAGACGGCTCTGGTAGCATCAAATACCAGTGCGTCGGTTATGACGGCTCTCTTGTCCTCCAGGTAGACCACAAAAATATGGAATATGGCTTCATTGGTGACAACGCAGATGCGGATGAAGAGTTTTTCCGTGCATGTGTGCCCGATGCAATTCTGGCGCTGACAGAGGCGCTGGAAGCCGCAGAGAAAGTATCTGCGTCGCGTCTGGAGGCCATCGACCGTGCGCACAAGATGTTCCAGCGTGAAAGGGATCGGGCAGAAGCCGCAGAGAAGCGCATCGCAGAACTGGAGGCCAGAACGCTCATCGTGAAATTGCCTGAACCAAAAAATAGCATTTGCTCAGATTGGAATGGTGGATTTGAAAGCGCCATGCAGTTGGCTCATGACCGGATTAAGTTGGCCTGTGCCGTGGCTGGCATCAAATTGCAGATCGAGGGGGAGTGATGGAACACCTGCTGCACTACGCCACAAAACGGATCGTCGAACCGGAAAGCCTGCTGCTTGTGAATGAGACAGAAACCGTATGGCCTGTCGAAGTGAGGGTTTTAACGAGATAGTACTAAGCATTGCTATTGACGAAGGGAACAGAAAGACAAAAAGTGTGTAATTTTCATGTGTAAAACCAAAAAAGTGTGTAAAATGTAGGTTGTGATGAGATGGAGGATCATACTTATGATGAATAAAAACTTAATATATATGCTCTCAAAGATTCAGTTTGGGCGCATACCTAATACAACTTTTCTTGCAGCATCAGATTATATACTTGAAGCTTTAAGGAAGGAGTATCCAATTGTTTTGCCCAAAAAAAATGTACAGACATTCAAGATAGAGTTCAAGGGAGCGGGTATCCCGGAAATGATTCAGGAAGAAGATCCTGTTTTGACATTGGTTTCGGCCAATAAAGAATGGGCAATTCGTATAACACCCGAGCATATCATATTACATACAAAAAATTATGATTGCTTTGATGATTTTGAAAAAAGAATGAAAAAGCTTTTACCTGCTCTTCAGGAAGCTCTAGGTATATCGCATTTTTCTTTTATAGGGATGAGGTTTTTAAATAAGTTTCCACATTCACCTGATTTATTGAATGAATTTGGTATCAATCGATCTGAATTTTTACAGCCAATAATTGATGGTTATAATAGAGGAGGAAGCAATCTTTCTTCTAGATATGAAGATATGGAGAGAAGATATTTCTTGAGTATAAATAGCGGCGTCGTTATCAATGGTCCTAAAATTACACCAGAACTTGCAGAACTTGCTTCTGACATTTTAAATCCCGTTGATATTGATGCTGGTGTTGTAGCACATGTTGATATAGATTCATTTTATTTTTTAGAAGATAGGATGGAAGAGTTTAATCTTGATGTTATATCAAATAAACTCAATGAGTTAAGAGTTGCATCTAATGCAGTATTCAAACACATAGTATTATAGGAGGTTAGTATGACTGGTTTCGTTACAAGCGGGATAAAAATCGGTACCGTACCATTTTTGCCGGCTAGTTCTGCACAATCATACAAAACAACTAACAATACTACTGAGGCGCGAAAAAATTTAAGCACTGTCGTTGGCAAGGCCCTTTTAGGTGTTTTCGCTTTATCTAGTTTTTTAAATGTTGGTTCAATGACTGGGGCATCTCCTGTTGAGATTAAACCAATTGTAAGAAACTATAACTCTTCAGCGGAAATAGATGTAAAAAAAGAACCAAGTGCCATCGAAAAAAGTAATGCCTTACAAAAGGGATTCAACTTTAACGTATCTCAATGGGCTTCGTTACTTAAGGTGGAAAGAAAGACGATTTACAATTGGAATGGTAAAAAAGAAACTAGAATAAAAAATGCAACTATATCAAGAATAAATGCGTTTGAAGCTTTCTATAAGGAAATGGATATAAGCCACGCGCCATATCTGAAGAAATTTATTTTTGGAAAAATGGGTAATGAGGGAATTAGAACGGCGTTCTATGAAGAACCATTAAATTTCAATAAAATGGTCGATGCGTATTATGACATTTATGCGCAGATTGAAGGGTATTCGGTTAGGGCCAGATTGGCCTAGTAATTGGAGGGTTAAGGGATGTCAGGGTTAAATCGAGAGGAGTTAATCAAGGCGGGATGGATGAGAGGCTCATTCGTGAGTCTCTGTGATCATCCCGCACTCTTAGCCACATTACCTGAAAAAATAGCATCATTATGTACCGGGAAAGATGCAGTTTTGATTCCGGTATTATATGACTGTGCTTTGATCGATATGGACTTCGAAAGAGAACATTGGGTTCAAGTAGTAATAGGGATTCCATGTGACGAACTTTCGGAGTTTAAGAATGCAAGAAACCCTCGCAGATTGTGTTTGCCATATTTTGTTGATGGTGAAGATAATGTCATGTGGTTGGAGATTTCTTCGCTTGGATTCGCCCAAATAGAAAGAGAGTATCTCTTAAAAAACAGCACCCCAAATTTGAAACTAAAATGGGGCCCCTTGGCTTTAGAGTGCCTTCTTAATTGGATAAGCGGGCGATTTAACCAGGCTACTTTTCCAGATGCATTTAACAGGAGAATCGCTAGCAAGGATAAGTTGTTGAAAAGGATGTGGAAAAGTGATGATTATGTTAATTGTTGCTCGGGTGTTCACTTTGCCCTCTCAACTGACGAAGAGTTAGATGATGATAGAAAATATAATCTGTCAATAGTGCTAACCATTCCTGAAGGTCTTCGAGGGCGTGAATTGGCGCAGGTTATGAAAAATAATGTACCTGCAATGGTTGAAAGAATAAAAGGGATATTTTCTTCAATGGATGGCGTTGTTTTGGAAAGTATAAATACCCTCCCCGAAGGGGAGTTTACTAAGAGTCTAGAACGTCAATTTAAGCGTTATTCTTTAGAGTACTATACATACAACGATGCAAGTGCAGAAGGTGTGTTACCTGCTGGCTTTATTGGCAGTTAACTCATGATGTAATAATTTATCAACTGTAACATTTTTGTTTTGTTTAAATTTTTGGGCAGTGAATGCCTCACTATAATAATTTTGCACTTATGCTTGGTTTAAAAGTATAGGTGTGAAATTAATGATTACGATTGCTCTATATCTAAGTGCAATTAGTTGAACATGATAATGTTTTATAAGAATGTTGCTTATTGGGTGGCCCGCTGCGGTAAAGCCGTGCCGCCGTTCGCTGAGGCGCTGGTGCGGGCAAATCTGCCGGAGATGTGCGAGCAACGAGGCCAGGCCGCATAACCTACCATACGAGCGGTATGTGAATTCCCATATCGACAGCAGGGCCTCTCCGGAGGCCTCTTTCTCGACCGCTGACCACCAGAATAGCCGCCCCGCATACACATGATCGATATTACCGATCGATGCAATGATATTGATCTATGAAATCGATTAGATAATAGCCACAGCGCAGCAATAAATTACCAACCTGAACGTGAGGTCATCGCGGCAATGTATCATCAACAGCAGAGCGGAACTCTGTTTGATCGACTCGAATATTTTCTAATCAGATATTTAGCTACAGTATTTTTCCTGCACAATTTGTTAAAAATAACGATCAATATTTGCACTTAAGTAGCGTAAATATTTATTTAATTCAACCACATAAATCAACTTGCGTTAAGATATATTTCAAGTGCATACTTAAGCCAAACTAATAAATACTGTTTATCCGTACAGTGTTTTGGTGTATGGTTTTTTGGCTTAGTTGATAATTAAATTTTTCTTCCGGCAATCCTATTAGAGAATTTCAGACCTCTGGTGAGTTTGTTCCAATAGGGGATTAATCCCTGCCGGTTGAATGCAGATTTGCTTATAGCAAGAGGGGGTGACGTGGCTCAGATGTGTTCGGATGGAGGGGTGTATTATGATCTCGTGAGGCGTTCAGATGGCGTCTCCGCTGGGTCGTTCAAGCTCATGCCCGGTGACCGTGTGCTGTTGAGCAGTGACGGTGTTGAGGTAGGGCTTAGGCACCTCCAGGAGGATGAGCGCATCATTGCCCGTGACACACTTGTCGAAATTGTAAAGGAGTTGTCGGCCCGCAATTGACCTTTTTAGTGTCTGAATAGCATAATGTTCCCATCGGCCTGAACAACCGATAACCTGACCACGATGCGCCACGGAGACAACTCCAATGGCGCAGTTACAACTCATCAAGCAATCTTCAGGAATCCTGATCCCCGCCACACCGGAGACCAGCGACTTTCTGCAATCAAAATGTAAGCTAGGCGCCGTGCTGGTGGCCGAGTTCCGGCAGGTACGCAACCCGGCGTATCACCGTCGCTTCTTCGCTTTGCTGAACCTCGGCTTCGAATACTGGGAACCGACCGGCGGCGCTATCTCATCGAACGAACGCAGGCTGGTGACCGGCTATGCGAAATACCTCGCTTCATACGGCGGGAACGAAGGCGCGCTGCTGGATGCTGCTGACCAATATCTCGAACGCATAGCGGATAAACGCGCCGGCAGCATCAGCGCCTGTAAGTCATTCGATGCTTATCGTGCCTGGGTAATCGTCGAAGCTGGCCATTACGACGCCATTCAGCTGCCGGACGGCACACTCAAAAAGCATCCCCGAAGTATCGCCTTCGCCAGCATGGACGAAACCGAGTTCCAGCAGCTGTATAAAGCCGCGCTCGATGTTCTGTGGCGCTGGATCCTGTCCCGGGCATTCAGGGATCAGCGCGAGGCCGAGAATGCCGCTGCGCAGCTGATGAGCTTCGCGGGGTGATGGGAATGAATGAGAGCTGGTTCCAGCATACCGACTGCACCACGCAGCAGGCAGACGAACTCATAGCGCAATACCAGCGCCGCGGCGTGAAGGTCGAGCGCAGCCTGAACCCAGATTACCTCACCTGGACCGTCAGCGCCCGGCTGCCGGAAGGCAATAAGCCACCGCGCCCGAGCAGGGTATGGCAAAGCAAGGCGTGGGGTTGAGCATGGCTAAATCATCGAAATGCCTGTTTTGCGGCAAACCAGCGACCCTGTTATGCGACGGGATTATTGGATGGGATGCTGATGAGGACGAGAACCATCACCTTAGCAATGCCCGAGGCATCTTCACGTGTGATGCGCCGATGTGTGCTGAATGCGGGACGTGGCACGGCAATATCTTCTTCTCAGGGAAAGCCGGAGGAATGGAAACTCGTGATTATTGTCCACTATGCCAGGCACTGCATGTGAATGGCGACGTAATCCGGGAAGATCATAACCGCACAGGTAAGGCGATCCGCGAGCCAGCCCTGCAGGCGGAGCAGGCTGCAATCATTCGGAAAGCTCACTGGAACAGCTATCTAAATGCGCATCGCAGGGAGCTAAACGTGATTCAGGGAGGTGGACAACAATGCCTGCCATTCTGAAAAAGAAACCCCGTCGAAAATGCGCAAACCAGAGCTGCCGCCAGTGGTTCCACCCGGCGCGCGATGGTCAGGTCGTCTGCTGCTACGAGTGCGCCACTGTGGTTGGCAAAGAGCAGGCGGCAAAAAACCGGGCTGAGGCTCTACGGGCAGAGAAGAAGCGCCAGCTCCAGGAGGAGAAAGAGCAGCGTGCACGGCAGGCCGAACGCCGCCAGGCAGTAAAGAAACTCAGTTACTTCGTCAAACAAGCCCAGCAGGCATTCAACGAGTTCATCCGGTACCGGGATCGTCATCTTCCGTGCATCAGCTGCGGCCGCCACCATGACGGGCAGTATCACGCCGGGCATTTCCGCACCACCGGCGCGAATCCGGAGTTGCGCTTTAATGAAGACAACTGCCATCGCCAGTGTGCCCCCTGTAATAACCACCTTTCCGGCAACCTGACCGCATACCGCCCGGCGCTGATCGCCAAAATTGGCCAGGCCCGCTTTGATGCCCTGATGGGGGCGCACGAACTACCGAAATGGAAGCGCGACGACTACATCCGGATTCGCGATGAGTACCGCGCAAAACTCAAAGAACTGAAACAGCAGGAGGCTGCGTGAAGCCTGAATTTATCGAATCACTCCGCATGCGCTGGCAGCGCCTTCGCATTTACCGCCGCCCGGGTTCGGTGCTGGTGGATTACCGCATTCTTCGCAATTTTTTTCGCATTAGCCAGTTGGCAGGAGCTGCTGCATGAACCTCGAAAACACCGTGAAATATCACTTTGCAAAGTCCACGATGATCAGCGACTCCCCGCGCGCCACCGCCTCAGATTCTCTGACCGGTACGGACATCATGGCAGCCATGGGCATGACCCAGGAACGCGCCGCCATGGGTTACAGTGCTTTCCTCGGGAAGATGGGGATCAGCCATAACGACCGGGAGAGGGCGATCGCGCTGCTGGCCGAATACGCGCTGACAAAATGCGATAAGGTTGCCGCGCTGCGCAAGCTTGGCGACGGGGTGAAGCCGCTGGTAATGCATCAGCTGGCCACGTTTGCGTTTGAGGACTACTCGCGCAGCGCCGCCAGCGTGAAGCAGTGCGAATGCTGCGCGGGTCAGGGATTCATTGAGGCTGATGTTTTCACGATGAAATCGCACTACACCATGAAGCTTCCACAATGGGCAAAAGACCTTAAGCAGTCGCCGGGTGATTTCGAGGTTAAGCGCCAGGTGAAAGAAGCGGTCAGGGTGTTGTGCTCGACCTGCAAAGGGAAGAAGGTTGTCAGCTGCGCCTGCAGTGATTGCCGGGGGCGCGGCAAAGCCGTAAACCAGAAGGAAACGAAGAAACAGGGTGTGCCGGTATTCAGTACCTGCAAGCGCTGTAGCGGGCGCGGGTATGAGCGGATCCCTTCAACTGAGGCATATGCGGCCGTCTGCCGGATTACTGACGCCATCACGGTTGCTACCTGGGAAAAATCAGTTAAGCGATTCTACGACCAGCTGATCACAAAATTCGACATCGAAGAGGCATGGGCCGAGCAGCAGCTCAGGCGGATAACCAGATAGAGTTCATTAAAATAGCCTGCAATTTTATCGCGGGCTATTTACTTTTCCGGAATCTGTGTTAATTTGTTTCTAACGATGGGTTACTGCCTTCGTTTAAAGCCCTGCGGTTAACACGCGGGGCTTTTTTATTTGGATCGACGAATCCCGGGTAGATCATTTAGAGGATGGTCTTAGGACTGATTAACTATCAATAACCGCCGGGACGTGAATCTGCAGATCTAAGTCCACATCTTGAGCCATCTGCAGCAATGTCATCGTCATGCTGACAATTTCCCGGATATTGAGCAGGTGGGTTATAGCCCGATGAATTATTGCCGCCAGAGCGTGCTGCCAACACTACGCCTACTGCAATTAATGGAAGCCCAACAACCAAACCTGTTGTTCTCCAGAAACTAATCTTTTCGCTACCATCCGGGTTATGAATAATTTGGTTATTCTCATCTCTGGCTGCGCATCCAGTAATGATGGATAAAGAGATGGCTATCACTATCGCGAGTTTCATTTCTACCTGTGTTCGTTATATTTTGAAACGACGCAGGATACATTGTATACATACTCGCGATTTGATCATTATCACATTTGATCTTTATGGCTGCTTTTAGGCGGCCTTTTTCTATTTCAGGCTCCCGGAAACTCCCATCATCTGCTTTACCGTTAAGCATCCAGAGAGTCTGCCCCTTTAACTACATACAGCACCCCGAAGCCTATCGGAGGTGAGAGACATGTCCCATATGAGCAAACTGGTAACCGGCGTCGCCCTGGGCACGTCTGGTGGCACCATCCTGAACGGTGTCCTGACAAAACTAAGTCCTGATGAATGGAGTGCCGTCGGTGTACTGGCTGGTATCGTGGGCATCATCATTACAGGGCTCATTAACTGGTACTTCAAACGCAAGGTCGCTAACGCGCAGGTAAAAGCGCTGGAGAAGTATGGCCCGGCGGTAAAAGTGGGGGATGAATAACATGCCTATGACCATCAGCCTGCGTAAAAAACTCATTGCCGCCGCTGGTGGTGGTGCAACGCTAATCGCCTCGCTCTTCCTCGGCGGGCAGGATGGAGTGGAAGGCCGACGCTATGAAGCCTATAAAGACGTCGCTGGTATCTGGACCGTCTGTGACGGACACACAGGGCGCGATATCGTAATCGGAAAGACCTATACCGACGGTGAATGCGATGCTCTGCTGCGTAAAGACCTCCAGCCAGCCAAGCGCACGGTTGACAGCCTGGTTAAAGTGCCGCTGGGCGAATACCAGCGCGCCGCGCTCTACAGCTTCGTGTTTAACGTCGGGCCTGATGCGTTCTCTAAATCCACGCTGCTGCGCAAGCTGAACAAAGGCGATCATGACGGAGCCTGCGAAGAAATGCGCCGCTGGGTTTACGCGGGTGGGATGAAGTGGAAAGGCCTGCAGAACCGCCGCGAAATAGAGCGTTCAATGTGCCTGGCGGAGAGTAAGAATGAAATTTGACTGGAAGCCGGTTCTGCTGCTGGTCGTCGTAACCATCATTGCGGTGCTCTGTGTTCTGCTGGTACGCAGCAACGCAGCATTGGCCACATCGGAAAGTGATAACCGGGTACTACGCAGTGATAACTCTCTGCAGGCCACGGTGATAACCACACAGGCTTTCAACTTCAACCGGTTTAACCAGATAGCGGAAAATGCTAGCCGCCTTAACTCGTTGATAGATGCTGGCACCGAAAAGTCAGTTATCAAATACCGGGAGATTCTTCGCCATGATAAGACTTGTGATCTGCCTGTTCCTGCTGATGTCTCTATTGGGTTGCTCAACTACGCGAACCGTTTACGTACCAGCGCAATGCGCGCCGATTCCGGGAACGCTTACGCAACCGATGATAGTGCCTCTGCTGCCAGCTCAATGACGTATTGTCAGGCCGTCCTCTGGATTGAGCCGCTCCTGGCCATCATTGAGAAAGGGAACAACCAACTGGCAGGAATACGGGAAATTGATGTAACTAGAGCTTCGCAATAGCTATAACAAAGCTCTTCTATACGTTTGGAAAGGGATGCAGCTAATATTTTTGTTATATGTCAGACACAGGAAATTGATGGTTAGGATAGAAACGTTTTTTCTAAAAGAAACTCAACTTCCTCAGCAACTGAGCCGTGGCTAATACCTTGGTTAGAACTATTCTTGATGTTTAAAGATGAATCTAAACTGGTATTTTTATTTGTATAATAATCAATTTCCCATATTATTTTTTCCTGGAATCTGCCATTAATAAGAATGTCTAAAGTCCAGAAAACTCGAATGCTACCACCGTGTCGTGTACGACAATTTGGCACTAATTCGAGCTTTTTCCCTATAAATTCAACAGTAGTTTGGCACATGTTGACGTATCCGAGGGTGATTGGAGAATCATCTTCTGGTGAAAGACCTTCTACAGGAAGTTGAACCTGCTGGCTAGTAACCAATGCGCCTTCTACATCTTTCATTTTTAGAGCAAATAGTTCGTTTAGTTCTTTAGAAATTCTCACAAACTCATTTGCAGCCTCTAATCTTTCTGCATTCCGACTTGTGGTTCTTTCCTGTCTTTCTCTTTTCTGCTCAGATTCGAAGGTGCCATCTTTTTTTTGCTGCTCAATTATTTTTGCTCGGTCAAGTGCTGATTTTGCGTTATTCAGACGGTCTTTTAACATGTCTAATCTCCAGTATCAGGATGTAATGTATAAGTGTTTTAGCAGAATAACATTTTAGTTGATTGATTAGTATGAGTTTTTATCGATAGTTGATGCTGTAGATAGCCATGCCGATTGAAGCAAATGCTATTAAGTAAAATGCTTTTAAATGGCTTAACCATAGGAACAAAACCATGGCAAAACCGGACTGGGGCGTGCTTCAGCAACGGTTCCTGTCCGAACATGCCGTAACCGGCGTATCACCAAAGGAATGGTGTGAAGCGCAGGGACTGAACTACGCTACCGCCCGTCGACACATCAAAAAGCCCTCTGCGCAAAGTGCGCAAAAATCTGCACAAAAGAAAGTGCGCACTGCGCAAAAGGAAAAGTGCGCAGTTGAGCTGGTGGATGATTACGGCCTGACGGCCCAGCAAAGACTTTTCGTCGCAGAATACCTTAAGGATCGCAATGCCACGCAAGCAGCTATCCGGGCGGGGTACAGCAAAAAGACTGCCAATGAGCAGGGAGCGAGGCTGTTAGCAAAAGTTAGTGTTGCTCAGGCCATTGCGCAGCAACAGAAAGCCTCCATTGAGCGCACGCTTGGCTCTGCCGATGAAGTTCTCTCCCAGATGTGGCAGCTCGCCACCTTTGATGCAAATCAGCTCTCACAATACCGGCGCGGCGCCTGCCGTTACTGCTGGGGCTTCGGTCACCACTACCAGTGGCGTGATGCAGTGGAGTTCGACGAGGCGCTGGCAAAGGTAGAAGGCAAGGAGGGCGTTAAACCTCCTGAGGACCCAGGCGGTTATGGCTATGATCACAACCGGGAGCCTAACCCTGATTGTCCGCGCTGCAACGGTGACGGGATCGGACAGCCATACTTCGCAGATACCCGGAAACTTCCTCCTGATGCCGCCCTGGCTTATTCAGGCGTGAAGCTGGGTAAGAATGGCGTTGAGATAACAGCCATAAGCCGCGAGCGCATGTATGAGGCCGTGATGAAGCGGCTTGGCCTGGCCGATAGCGAGTTTGCGCAGCGCCTGCAGCAGATTGAAATCGAGCGTCGGCAACTGGAAGTGGAAAAACTCCGCAAAGAGCTGGCAGCCGATCCTGATGATGATGTTCCTGCGCCAGTGGCAATCAACATTAATGTGGTAGACGCGAGGGTTCGTGATGATAGCGCCGACGCTTAACGTTCCCCAGGCGCGTTTCCTCGCAATGCCGCATAAATTTAAGGCCTATGTAGCCGGGTTCGGCTCTGGTAAGACATGGGTTGGCTGCGGCGGCATCTGCAAGGGGATGTGGGAGTTTCCCAAAATCAACCAGGGCTACTTCGCGCCGACCTATCCGCAGATCCGTGACATCTTCTACCCGACAGTGGAAGAGGTGGCTTTCGACTGGGGCATGAACGTCAAAATCAACGAGGGGAACAAAGAGGTTCACTTTTATGCCGGGCGTCAGTATCGCGGAACGACGATCTGCCGTTCGATGGAGAAGCCCGGTTCTATTGTCGGCTTCAAAATCGGCAACGCTATGGTTGATGAGCTGGACGTTATGGCCGCCGCAAAAGCGCAGCAGGCTTGGCGAAAAATCATCGCGCGAATGCGTTACAAGGTTGACGGCCTGCGTAACGGCATTGATGTGACCACGACGCCGGAGGGCTTCAAGTTTGTCTACCAGCAGTTTGTTAAAGCTGTGCGCGATAAGCCTGAACTGGCGACGCTGTATGGCCTGATACAGGCCTCTACGTTCGATAATGAAGCGAATCTTCCTCACGATTACATCCCATCGTTGATGGACTCTTATCCGCCAGAGCTGATTAAGGCGTATCTGCGTGGGAAATTCACTAACCTGACCAGCGGCACCATCTATCACCAGTTCGATCGCCGACTGAATAACTGCACCGATGAGGAGCAGGCAGGTGAGCCGCTGTATATCGGCATGGACTTCAACGTAGGGAAGATGGCGGCCATCGTGCATGTGCTGCGCGACGGAGAACCGAGAGCTGTCCGGGAGCTGGTGAAGGTTTATGACACGCCAGCGATGATTAAGCGCATCCAGGAGGAGTTCTGGCGCTATGAGGGTGGGCGCTACGTCGCCTCTCGTCAGATTTACATCTATCCCGATGCTTCCGGTGATTCGCGAAAATCGAACAATGCCAGCGCTACGGATATCGCGCAGCTCAAACAGGCCGGGTTC